ACGCTACGCTTGCTAGTCCACTGAAGATATTGTTGTCTTATCAGACAACCTCGCTCCCCGCTGCCCGGTCCGCTCGGGTCGTCGTCGCTGTCGCTCCTCCTCCCGGATTCCGATTGTCAACGGGGCTGAGTTAGGCTTTGTTGCCCCTCCGCATGTGTGTTGCAACGGTTAAGTGTTTTCTGGAAAAAAACAGTTTTTTAAAATCATTATTTTGTGATGTCAAAGACAAATAGATTTTGCTTTACCAGAAACAATTATTCTGAACTGCACCTCGAAATTCTTAAAAGTAACTTAACTAGTACTTTTAAATATTGGTGCTTTGGTGTTGAAGTTGGTGAAGAGGGAACTCCACATCTTCAAGGATATTTTGAGTTTCCAAACACTCAAAAACTTAGAATCAGTGCCGCACAGAATAAGCTAATTAACATTGGCTTAGAAGGATGCCATATTGAACCAGCAAAAGGCACCGCAGAACAAAACATTACTTATTGTTCTAAAGATGGCTCTTTCTTCGAAGGTGGAGAAAGACCAAGAGGTCAGGGTAAACGTACTGACCTCGACAGCGTATGTGAGTTAATCAAATCTGGCGCAACAATGAATGAAGTTGCTAACCAATTTCCTTCACAGGTGGTGAAATTCCATACAGGTCTTCAGCATTTGATGAATTTGACTACCATGCCCAGGAGATTCAAGACGGAAGTGTGGTGGCTCTGGGGCCCAACTGGGTCGGGAAAGAGCCGTTATGCATGGGATCAGTACCCATCTTCCTACATGAAGGAATGCAGCCACAAGTGGTGGGATGGTTACACCGGGCAGGATGTTGTCATTATGGACGATTTCCGCCCCTCCAAAGAACTTCCCTTTTCGTTTATCCTGAATCTATTCGACAGGTATCCCCTGTCTGTCCAGGTGAAGGGTGGGATGGCGCAATTTGTTTCGAAGATCATCTACGTGACGACTCCGCTTTCGCCGAAGGAAACATGCAACCATTTGGAATGGCTTGGACCGGAACAGAAAGAACAATTTCTGAGGAGAATAGATCATATAGTGGAATTCCCACAGATGATGACGAATTTCTTAGCTCGTTAAGATTATAATGTGTCAAATTGTTTGATTAGTTAGGCATCTTCATAAGCTAACCAACCCAAACATTCGTATTTACCTATCTGACTAGCACCTAAACTTACCCCATCAGTTTGTGTAGCTCCGATAGCTAGTAACAAATTATCATTATTTGGTGTAACTAACGCAGAGTCGTCATACACCCATGTCTTCTTGAAGAAGGATGTAATGTGTTTAGTCAAGTTAAATGATGGCTTCACAGAACCAAACACCGATTTGGACGCTACGTTTGATTGAACTGAAGTTAGTACAATGCGCTTATGATAGCATATTGTAAACATATCTGAGTTGATGGGACGCAATCCATCAAGTGAAATTCCTGCATAGGCTACTGCTGTAGTTGCAGTATCCGAAAAAAAATTCATTTCAGCGGCATTGGGAGGTCCCCCCTCCTGGTGTTCCTTGAATATATAAATATCAAACCAATTCGCATAAATATTCTTGGCAAAAGCAGATCCAGACACGTGAAAAATACGGTTCCTTAGTCTAACGACATTTCTAGTACGGATTGTGTTATCAATCCCTGAACTACTGCTGGGCAGATACGAAAACACATTAGCATCTGTAATTGTGTTAGAATACACAGCAATAGTAGGAGAAATATGTACTCGTTTAGTCTCAATTGAACGGCGTATGGCTCTGTTAAGACAACGTTTAGCCTTCTTAGACACACTATTTCTAGGGCGCTTACGCGAACTCTTCCTATAAGACTTCTTCTTATATCGCTTCGCCATAGACTAGTAAATTTAATGAGTGGCACTAGAGTTAGTGGCACTAAAGTGGACTAGGTAATAGAG